GTCATCTTCATACAATTCATTCATTTTACCGATAGGTTGCATCATATCATGTTGATATAAATATTTAACCCTAGATCCATTTTCTTTAATTGTCTTATTATAAGCTCCTTTTCTTATAATATCTTGATCACTGTCTTTATTATCAAAAAAAGATCCATAACCTTTTACTAGATTATTTTTCTCATCAATATCGTAAACAACATCACCAAGTGGAGCGGCTTTGTAAATAAATTCCATATAATTATATTTTTTGTAAAATTACTAAATTAATTTTTAATCCCTTGTTAACTCATTAATTGCTAAGCCAGCACCAATAACATTTAACAAACTAGATGAGTTACTGTATTGATTTGATCTATCTGGGTAATAAATAGCTGAGCATCTACAATTAACAACATTTAAAGCAGATCCCTCACCAGGTCGCATAATAGATTCGCCACCTACAATAAAAGAATCTTTGTTTGGCACTTTTTGCCCATTAGCTTGAGCATGCCAATCTCTCTCTCTGCCATCAATAGATGTTGACCATTCTTTAATAAGATTCTCGCCAGGAAAAACACTTAATGCACTTTGTTCAACTCCAAAGTTTGCGGCTCTAGTTGTTTCGGTTCTAACTAATCTTAATGCTTGATACCTTGAATATTTTTTAAATTGCCTTTTAAGTATTCTAGCTTTTGCATCAGCTCCTAATGCTACAAACTCAGGATCTCTAAACAATCTTTGTGTAATTTTTATTAATGTTTTTTTAGCTGTGCCACTAACTAAAGTCACATTCCTAGCGGCGGCTCGATCAGCATATACACCAAATGCTAATTGCCATTGTGTAATATAATCTTTACTAGATACACCTTTTTTTAAATATTTATCAAAAGTTCTAGCATACCATTTAGCAAAATGCATTGATGTATCATCATAAAGCTCATGATATAATCTATTAAAAAAACTTATTGTAAATAATGATGTGTAGTCAGTTGATCCAGTTGCTATAATATTATCAACCCCTTTATTGTATTGGCTTTGATAGTATTTTGTAAATCTTGATGTATTTCTTTTTTCTGTTATTTGCCTTTGCTTTTCAAATGCATCTCGCCATTTAACATTACTCATTTTTATTTATTGGATTTATAAGTTGCAACCTTTGGTGAAAAATCTTTTGGTTTAACATCTTTTTTAATCTCAGTATTAACAACATTATTTTTTTCAGCATTGTTTTCACTTGCCAATGGCTGTGGATCTGCAAAATCAATATCACTGCCAGATGCTGGAATTAAGTTAGCTGGTATATAATACTCATCTAATATTGGATTGTCCTCATCATGAGAATAAGACATTGCGGCTCTTTTTTCATTTGGAGTTAGCCACCATGCTTTAGACATTTGCTCAACTACTTTGTCAGTTTCTTCTTGTAGTTCTGGTATAACAGAAAAATCATATTCAATACAAATATTATCACCATACATTGGAGCTAACCATCTATTTAACTCATCCTGGATCTTTAACAACTCAGGAATTACACAATTTTGATATAATGCTTTTTTAGCTTCTTTTACGTTGTTATAAGTTGATGATTCTGTATTATTTAAAAGAACTACTGGCACATTATAAACATTACATAAATCTTTAATTGATGCATTGTATTGCTCTATTAAACTCATGTCAGATGCATTTAATCCAAAGTTAACCCATGATAATTTTTTTGGAGTTATAATAATATCCCCAGCTTTGCTACTGCCTTGATGTTCTTTTCTAAATTTATCTTTTAACTGTTGAGCTTGGACCTCATTTAAATCACCCTCCTCACTCATTAAAACTCCTCTAGCTGTTTGGTTTTGTAAAAACTTAACCCCACTTTCAACTGCTTCGTTGTTAGTAGTCATTGATCTTAAACCAGCTTTCAATGGTGATTGTCCATATAAATGTGAACCAGTACCATCATAATAAGGGTTAAAATCTTTTATGTGGCACATTTGCTCGGCTGGTATGTGATATGTACCATTGTATTCAATAGTATATGATTCCACTGGCTTCATTATACCCCCAGAATTTATTTCCATAATCTGAGATGGCATAATGTAAAGCTCAGTGTATTTATTAATATTTGCACCAGTTTCTGGTCCAATACCATATATGTATCTGTTTCCAGTCAATTTACCAAATGCAATCATTTCTGTAATCCATGTTGCATACGACTGAGCTGGGTTTGGTCGCTCTAATAGTTTGTGTAATTCAGAATGCTCCAATTCAACTAATGCATGCTTTTTTAACATTTGAGCTTTGATCATTACATTAGGATCAGCAATGCCATTAGTTAATGCTTTATATTTTTTATAACTACTATCATTAACTTTTTCGTAAATATTATAGGGAATTGTAGCGGCGGCTTTTGTTATAAGGTTTATTATAGAATATATAGTTGCATTTTTTCTGTAACCATCATTAATATATGTTTCATCATTTTCAGTATTCCAAACAATAGTATTACCCAGCCAATTATAAATTGCTCGGTTGTATTGTTCGTTTGTGTTTTGTGATTTGTTTGATATTAGTGATTTGAACCTATCGTAAAATGTTGCCATTAAAATAAAATTTTATGTAAAAATACAAAATAATAAATTCTTTTATTATACAACAAAAAAATCATTTCTATTTCGCCACCTTGAATAAACGCAATAACGAATACTATCAAGCAAATGGTCCACTTGGTTAGATTTTGGTTTATTGATTATTGTGCCATCTTTTAGCTCATCATAAATATATGATAATTGTTCTTTTAATATGTTTGATGATTCCTCACTAACATATATATCAAACTCTTTAAGCAATGAAATACCAGCATTAATACTTCCTTGACCTTTTACAGCACCCTTTGCTAATACACTCATCTGTCTAAGCTCCTCAATACTTTTTGGCTCAGCACTGTCGCAATACATTAGCATATCATCTAGCTTTTGCCTTTTAATAAACTCAGCAATATCTCTGTTTGTCATTCCTTTTTTATAAATAAGCTCATGTATGTATAAGCTGTTATTGTGTTTACCAACTTTTACAATCGCTAGAGGATCCTGGCTAAATCCAAAATCACATCCCAGCACCTCATCATCTAACTCAGGAAAATCTTTATGTGGTATGTAATTCCAATTTTTAAATATCTGCTTTTCACTAAATACAGCTCTTTGTCCCTCACCATACACTCGCCAATAATCTGGATCTCGTTCTTTGATCCTTTCAATTTCTGTAACTAATTCTTTAGGCAAAAACTTATTGTCTTTGTATGTGCTTATAAATAGCTCAGCATCATCTCTCTCAGCTAAATCATAAAGATAATGTACTGGATCAGATGGGTTAAAATCAATGTATATTTGTTTTCTGGTCCTCATTACTAATTGCTGGTAATCTTCAAAAAACAATTCATTTCCCTCACAAATCCAAAGTATATCTCTTGATGATCCTCTAATTTTTTGTGCATCATCAGCACTAAACATTTCTAAAAGATGCCCATTAAATTCAAATGTGTTTTCTGATTTGTTATGCACCCCATTCCAGTAAATACCTAATTGCCTAGATATATGTAAAAAATCTCTTAGAACTGATCTTTTAAGTGCTGGTAATGTTTTCCTGACTATGCTAATAGTTATTGGCTTCTTTTCAGTAGTCATTAGATATAAACAATATTGCATTAAGCTCCAAGATTTACCAGATCTAGTACCACCTTGAAATATGTTTAATCTAGCTTTAGAGTTGACTGCTTGATAAAATTGCTTATTACAAAACTCAGTTACTCTTTTTGGTTTGCTGGTGTCCATTCAATAATTTTGCTTTCAATAGAGCCATCATGTTGTATTTCTTGCCTTTCAACATAACCTCTTTTTTTTCCTTTTGTTTTTAGTAGAAATATTGTTGCTGTTGTGTTTCCCTCTCTTATTTGATCATGCAGTTGGCTCTCTGCAAAATCTAAAGCTACATTCTGTAACTCATCAACCTTTGCTTTAAACTTTTGATCTTTATTATAATAATCATAATAAGTTGCTCTGTTACAACCTACATTCTCACAAGCTGTTGTAACAACACCTAATGAAAGCTCAAGAGCTTCTAATAATTTCTTTTTTATAGTGTTGGTTTTGTTGGCTCTAGTCATGCTACAAAATTACATAAAAAAAAGGGAGTTATACAAACCCCCTTTAATTACCTAATGCCAATAGTTCCCACCTGGCTTTTTATGTTAGGTTTTAATTTTTTGTAGCTAATATAAAAGAACCACATGAATTATATACTTCAATACCTACATCTAATAAATCTCTTCCTTTAATACTCCAAACACCCTCAATCCCTAAAGTAACATCATTTAAATAAGTACCTTTTTTAGTATCGTTATAAGTTACAGATTCAAAACCAGTTTTTACATCTTCACAACAATCAGTCATTCCACTAAATGCAGTTTTAATGTTTAAAAATAAATTTTCTTGTTTTGCTAATTTGTTTAAATTTCTTCTAGTTAATTTCATAATTTGTTTGTTTTGTTATTAATTATACTCAAATATACAAATATTTTTTCAATTACAAAATTTA